CAGGCGAAGTGCGTAATCGCAAATCGGGATAGATGCGGGGCCGGGCGACGTGATTGCGCCCTGCGTAAGCAAGTGCACATGGCGCGCGCCCCACCCAATGGCGAGCTGACATATGGGCAGAGCATTCGGCCCATTCCCACTCGCGGCCGAGGCCAGCATCTGGTTGTAATCGCTGGCCCCGCGGGACCTCGCGAGAAGACATAATTCTGCGGCATTGGGACCCGCCTCGTGGGCCGCGATCGCCATTAGGCGCTCGGCCGATATCTTCTTGGGCGCGGGAATTAGCCTGCGGAAGTGTCGGCAGGTTCCTCGCCAATTGGCGGCGAGATACGGGCCGCCAAGCATCGACACGATGGTCGACACGATGTGCGAATCGAATGTCTCCATCGAGTATGTTATTATTCCTGAGGCATCAATTTTCGACCAAAAAAGGGGAACGTGCGAGCTTACTCGCCTGTTGCTCCCCACGCTTTGGCTAGTTCGTAAAGATCGCGGTGGCCTCCCTGAGCCGCTCCGCGAAGCATCCGGTTCCAGTCTGATGCTCCCCATGCTCTGGCCAATTCGCAAAGGTCGCGGTGGCCTCCTTCAGCCGCTGCGCCGAGCGTCCAGTTCCAGTCTGATGCTCCCCACGCTCTAGCGAGTTCGCAAAGGTCGCGGTGACCTCCTTCAGCCGCTCCGCCGAGCATCCAGTTCCAGTCGATTGCGCCCCGCGCTTTGGCCAGTTCGCAAAGGTCGCGGTGCCCTCCCTGAGCCGCTCCGCGAAGCATCCAGTTCCAGTCAGATGCACCCCACGCTTCAGCCAACTCACAGAAGTCGCGGTGCCCTCCCTGAGCCGCTCCGCAGAGCATCCAGTTCCAATCAGACGCACCCCATACTTTGGCTAGTTCGCAAAGGTCGCGGTGGCCTCCCAGAGCCGCCCTGTAGAGCATCCAGTTCCAGGTGGATGCTCCCCATGCTTTAGCCAACTCACAGAAGTCGCGGTGGCCCCCATGAGTCGCTTCGCTGAGCATCCAGTTCCAGTCAGATGCACCCCACGCTTTGGCTAGTTCGCAAAGGCCGCGGTGGCCTCCTAGAGCCGCCCCCGCGAGCATCCGGTTCCAGTCAGATGCTCCCCACGCTTTAGCCAGTTCACAAAGGTCGCGATATCCTCCTAGAGCCGCCCCCGCAAGCATCCGGTTCCAGTCGGATGCACCCTCGGCTTCGGCAAAGTGGCAAAGCGCCATATTGCCTTCCTGGGCCGCCCTAACCAGTAGATCATTGGGGCGTATCTTCTTCGGGGTTGGAATGAGGTTCCGCATCCGGCGGCAAGTGCTCCGAAGGGAAGTTGCTAGATAGGGGCCGCCTGCGAGGAAGACGATGTGGGAAATTACCGAGTCATCAAGGTTATCGAATAGCCCCGACTGAAGACTCATGGTGCCCATGATATCTAGTTGCGGACAGTGTTCAATTTTCGACCAAAAAAGGGGAACGCGTGAGCTTACTCGCTTGTCGCACCCCATACCTTGGCCAATTCGCAAAGGTCTCGATGCCCTCCCCAGGCCGCTCCGCGGAACATCTGTTTCCAGTTAGATGCTCCCCACACTCTGGCCAATTCGCAAAGGCCCCGATGCCCTCCTTCGGCCGCTCCGCAGAGCATCCCGTCCCAGTCTGATGCTCCCCACGCCTTGGCCAATTCGCAAAGGTCGCGGCGCCCTCCTCGAGCCGCTTCACTAAGCATCCAGTTCCAGTCTGATGCTCCCCACACTCTGGCCAGTTCGCAAAGTTCACGATGTCCTCCCAAGATCGCTCCGCGGAGCATCCCGTCCCAGTCTGATGCTCCCCACGCTCTAGCGAGTTCGCAAAGGTCGCGGCGCCCTCCTCGAGCCGCTTCACTAAGCATCCAGTTCCAGTCAGATGCCCCCCATGCTCTGGCCAATTCGCAAAGGTCATGATGCCCTCCCCCTGTCGCTCCGCGAAGCATCCTATCCCAGTCGGTCGCGCCCCATGCCTTGGCCAATTCGCAAAGGTCGCGATGCCCTCCCCAAGCCGCCATGTAGAGCATTTCATCCCAGTGAGATGATCCCCACGCTTTGGCCAATTCGCAAAGGTCGCGACGCCCTCCCCAGGCCGCTTGGTGGAGCATCTGATCCCAATCATTAGCACCTCTGACCTTGGCGAAGCGGCAAAGCGCCATATTGCCTTCCCGGGCTGCCTTGGCCAGTAGATCATCGGGGCTCATCTTCTCCAGAGCCGGAATAAGGTTCCGCATCCGGCGGCAAGTGCTCCGAAGGGAAGTTGCTAGATAGGGGCCGCCTACGGAGAAGACGATGTGGGAAATTACCGAGTCATCAAGGTTATCGAATAGTCCCGATTGAAGGCTCATGGTGCTGGTGATATCTAGTTACGGACAGTGTTCAATTTTCGACTAAAAAAGGGGAACGCGTGGACTTACTCGCCCACAGCTTCCCGCACCCTAACCGACTCACAAAAGGTCGCGGTGGCCGCGATGTTGCGCGGGAGTCGTCGGCCACTGATTCATCGGCCGGATTATTACTTTCCGGAGACTCCCCCACTTTCCGCGCCGGCAACAAAAAAGACAACGCAGTGAAGGCTGCGGTCTACTCCCAGTAGCGATCGAGAGGGTCGCTTATCAGGGTTGTGCTGTACTCCGCACCATTGTATTCGTCATTGCTGTTCTCTCCGGCAGCTATCTCCCGAATTATATTGCCGTAGTCGCCGATGGCGGCGAATATGCAAGTGAGCGCGTTCGTAATCTCGGTATGTTCGCTGTCGGCGTTAGTCTGATTCTGCGACATGTGTGTGGTTGATGATAATCGGCAGGGGATTCAATTTTCATTGGTCTCCATTCGCCGATCGTTGATTGCGGAAAAGTGAAAGCGATTGAGCCGATTATTATCCCCTTCGTCGCGATGGCTGAACTACCGAAATTCACGATCAAGGCAACGGCGACCGATAGCGGAATCCAAGTGAAGATAACCGAGAGCGATACGCTCGACGACTACGCTGGGGCCATTCAGAGGGCCGATTTGCTTAAGAATCATCCCCTTCTATGTGATGATTCAGCGTTATGCGAAACGCTACGGGATGCTGCGGCCGGACACGCGGTTGAAGGCATTGCCGTCCAGTTTAGCAAGGAATGCAAGCGCTGGAGAATTCGTCTATCGTGCACTGCGCTTGCGGGCAAGTTTGTGGCGCACGATGAGCTGGAGATAATTTGTGCCGGCCCACTTGTCGAGAATTATGTTGAGCGCCTGAGGAAGCAAGTCGCCGCCCTGCAGGCGCGCGTACGCGAGATTGAGGAAGCTCGCAAGAGCGATAGGGAGGCGATCCTTGCGGATATGATAGCCATGCGCACGTGCGGGATGGTTCAGGCTAGTGGGGCCTACCGTCGAACTGAGTTCTGGAGCGGAGATCAGAGGGTCGTGTGGAAATTCACGTAATCCAATATCACTAATCACTGCACTATTATTTTTCCCACACACCGCGCGCAAATTGAATCCGCATATAAGCAAAGCAAATCAGCCCCAACGCGACCGGCGCAAAGGGATTCGCCATTCAGTCGGCCGTCAACGGCGACGAGCTGAGAATCACGATCACGGAGCGCGATACTCTGGATGATTATGTGGGCACTATCCCGATTTCCGAGCTGGGCGCAAAGCACCGGCTTCTCGCCGATAGCGACCTCATATGCGAGGCAATCAATGGGGCCCACGGCGATCAGCCTGGTTCGCCCGGCGGCGAATCGGAGAGCAATATTGTGGTGGAGATCGACAAGCGGCCTATCAGCGGGAAGAGCACTCCCCTGTGGGTCGTTAACCTATCGTGCGAAATTATGCTGCGCAAGAAGATAGTTCGCGACGAACTCATTATCTTCTGTAATGGCCCCGTGCCCAAGAACGACTCGGAAAAGCTGATCAGCACTATCCGCGCGTTGCGTGAGGAAGTCGCGCTGCTGAACTCGCGTATCCGCGCCGTGGAAGAGGAGAATAAGCGCCTAGGAAGCAAGCGGAGATTGGGAGTTGTAATCCGCGAGACTATTACACGCGGAATAAATGGACAATTCCCCTGTGCGTATAGGCAGATACAGGACAAGTACTTCGCGGTGGACCTCGATGATGGCTCATATTGGACGAACATCAGCTCCGCGTGGCCCTTTATTGCGCCACAAGTAGCGTTTCTCTTCGTGCCGCGAACCAGTTCGATCGCCTGCATGAATCGGTGGATCCAATCACAGATCGGCACGGCGCCCGAGATGGACTGTGTCCTCGCGTCGAGCGCCCTTGACGGAATCCCTGATTGCCGAACTGTCACCATATTGCCGGTATCCACCTCCAGCGGATCCAGTCCGCAGACAACTATCGGAAAGAACTTCGAGGACTGCGCGTACGAGGCGATCAATAATGACCACATACGGCACGTTTACGTCGCGGCTGAGTTCGGATATCATCCGCATCCTGGACAGAATAAGATAACAATAATCAACGGGCCCTACTCTGTTCCGCCAGGATTCGAGAGGTTCTTTAACGTACTTCCGAACACCGGATCGGGCTTATTCGAGGAAACAGCCGCCCAGATTACTCATGAACCCGCATCAATCATTCACCGCTGATGCGCGGGGCGCCCAACAGGAAAAAAATCGCTTGCTTTTTCCCGGCAGGCAAAAAAGCAGCACATCACATCGGGGCCGCTATCAGATACGCCGCCAGATACAAGGTCAGCTGGTCCCGCGATTCGCTCCACGAGATGCCGATCTCGGCGCAGCACGTGTCCTTTACTTCCCATTCGCCCGGCATCGGCACGGCCGGCCTATAAGTCCCGATTCCCGGCCTAACCGTCCACAGGGCGCCGGAGCCGCCCCGCCACTCGGCAAAGTAGAAGCGATCGCGCCCCGCCGGCCCGAAGAGAAGAGGCTTCGTAAGAGCGATAATGCAGCCCACCTCACACGCAGATACGATCAGCGCCTTCATGTATTGGCTCGGGGGCAAGTAGGACCCCACTATAATCCGCTCAGCACGCCGATCGCTCACCGCTTGTATATCGGCAATCAACCCCTGCACCGAGGAGTTCAGCTCCGCGGAAATGCCCGCAGAATCGCGCGGCAGAATAAACAGGAAGATCGCGGGATGATCGGCCGGCACAACGCCGGCCATCAGGGCCCACCCGCTTCTCCAGACCTCGCGGAATGCGCTAACAGCGACGGCGTTCTGGCCGCCCAGATGCGCAAAGTGCCTCGTCATGGTCAGGCGCGCCAGCCGGTCATCCCCGCCCTCATCCGCTGACAGATCGGCCCACTCGGCGTGGGTGAGACATGGTTCCCTGCGCATATCGACCGCCATGATCCGCACCGCACGACACATCATTGGCGTCGTTATAATTCACCGGCAGACGTATCAAATTTATCGGCCATTTATATACATTCAGCGCATGCAGCCCCTCAAGTACTTCATCACGCACGATGGGCGGGAAACGCATCGCCTCCTTGAGTCCGGAAAATACTATTCCGGGCAAACATCAGGCTCTCTTAATGGCCGGCTTTCCCATGAGCTGCTCGCGCACTGCGATATTGTGCTGGACGGCATCGCTGCGCTTACTTCATATCTCCAGCTCGCCGACTGCGCACAGCCGGGCAATAAGGCACCCGCCTGCGTTCAGCGCCAAGGCAATCGCTCTATCGAGGACGCGCTCGGAAATATTCGTACTGCGTCGGAGTTAATAGATGTAGCCAAGCGCAAAGGCAGCCCAGATGGCGCCCTCTGGAGTATAGGCCAGTATCTGGGTATGGTTGCCGGTATGTGGATCAATCCGGGAGGCCAGCTTCACAGGATATTCAATGAATTCGGCAGGAGCATTCAGCAGCTCAAATTGCGCCCAGAGCAGTGGACGCGGCCCGTGCTCCGGTACTTGTCGAATCCAGCTTATCCGCCGCTTCCAATTCCCATAAAGAATGAGACGTGGGAAAAACTCGACCCGAGCCTCTGTCCGCCCCCAAGTATCGCGCTATCGGCGCAGCACTTCGATATGCTGATGAACTACGTCGATCGGAATCCGCAGGCCGTAATCACCGATATCGGGCAAACAATATCAATGCTTCCGAGCCAAGAAAGTTCTTCCCTGCCTCCGCCCGCGTACGTACCGCCAGCTCCCGCCCCATCGGCTCCGCCCGCGTACGTGCCGCCCGCCCCATCGGCGCCCGCGCCGGAGGAAGTGCCGCCCCCATTGCCCCCGCGGCCAACGCCTTCGCCTCCGCCCGCGCCGACATTCCCCTCAGCGCCCCCGCCGCCTTCCCGGCCAATGCCGCCATTGCCGCCGCTTCCGCCATCGAGGTCCGTTACGAGTTTGGACAACGAGAAATTGCGCAGCGAACTCGCCGCTTGCCGGCAGGATCTGACGAGACTCCAGCAAAGGATATCGGCCCCATCAGCCGCGCCGATATCGGCGGCGCCTGGAGCGCCACCGCCAGTCATCTGCATAATCGCGTAGAGGCCGCGTAGTAAGCCCAATATTAACAATCCGCGACTCACTATATACGATATGTCCGCATCGGAATTCACGGGGCGCAAGATCACGTTCTCGAACTTCGTTATCGATGTCCGCGAATTTCCCCGGGTGAAAATCCAAATGGGCCCGTTTAAATCCGGCTGCACTCCCCGGTATATCGGCACTTCCAGGGTGCGCAAAGAGGAACTGATCGGCTACCTGCTTAATCTGTCCCCGGCGACAGTCTCCGCCGGGCTATTCACGCCGGAGAAGCACTTCATCACCCAGGCCATTCCCGCCGAGATGCGGGCGCTTCTCGTCGATGACGGCCGATTCCACCGCATTCTCGATTAACTGCCGCCGTCCGAGACGGCATATTTTTTTTCCCGATCAGCAATCAGCAATCAGCAATCAGCAATCGCCGATTGCCCTCAAAAAAGAAGGCAATTACTTGCTCCCATCAACGCTGCGGAACAGCTCAAGCAGCTCGGTGTTATCCGCGCCCCACTTAACGGCCAGCGCGCAGATATCATAATGCTTCGCCCACAGCGCCTCCTTGAGCATTCCATCCCAATCATTCGCCCCCCACTCGCGGGCAAGCTCGCAGATACCCGCATGGCCGTGGCGCGCCGCCTCGAGCAACATTTGGTTGTATTTGGTCGCGCCATACCTACGGGCAAGCCGGCACACGTCGATGTGCCCATTGGCGGCGGCCGCCGCCAGCATGCTTTCCGAATCAGTTACCCCCAGCTTGCGTATCAGCTCGATAATATCAGTGCGGCCCGTCTCGCCGGCAAGGCGCAGGGCGTAATCGAGGTCCCTTGCCCCCCACGCATGCGCCAGGCGGCAAATGTCGGCATGCCCCATCGACGCGCCGACACGGAGCATATTCTCGAACCTATCGGCACCAAACCCCTTCGCCGCCTCGCAGAAAGGCACGTTGTTGTTCTGCGCGGCATAATTGAGCATGGTATTAGCGTCCAAGCCGCTCGTGTGAGCAATGTCGCAGAGGTGGACATATCCGCACTTCACAGCGATGCGGAACATTCCGAGAACGTTCTTTGCGCCCCACATAATGGCGAGCATGCAGCCGACCCTCCAGCCCGCGGCCGCAGAATCGCTGAGCATGCGCTCCCAATTATGGGCTCCACGTTCGCGCGCGAACCTGCACATGGCGGCACGGCGCCCATGAGCGGCGCCGGAAAGCGCCTGCTCTGGATCGGCTCCCTTGGAGAGCGCCAGCTCGCATATATCCTCGCGCGCGCCTTCAGCGGCCCTGTACAGCATAGTATTGTAATCGGTCGCGCCCAAGTCAATGGCGTGCACGCACATGACAATGTGCCCCGCGAACGCGGACTCGGCCAACATGCGGTCAAGGGTGATCGATGCGCCGCGCTTTGTAGCTTCGGCCCACAGCTCAACTGAGCCCGTTTCGATCGCTTCCCTCAGGATTTGATCGGGAGTCATGTTGTCGATTGTCTTCTTGCCGTCTTCGTTCGCCATGATTATAGAAAAAACAATACCATTCAATTTTCGTCTCTCCCAGCCCGCGGCTTACCAGGCCCATCCAGGGACTCCCTCAAGCTGCCGGATATGCCCGATCCCCACGCCGCGTCTGAATTTGGAGCGGATTCCCTCTACCCACTTCCCAATGCTCCTTCCCTCGAACTCCTCGTCGGGATAGGGCATCCTCCCATGGGTCCTAACAAACTGCTTGATTATGGCGACTCGCCTTTCGAGGGCATCATAATAACGGTCCCCCTCCCAGCGCCATCCGGGAATCGATTCGAGAAGGCGCACGCGTTCCTCGCTCATCGGCCACCTATCGGTCCGCTTCTTTTCGGCGCGGCGAACGGCCCCTGCGCTCAATCCCACTTATATTCGGTTCCGGGGCAATTCGGATTACGCGGACTCGCGATGAAGAATTTCACTAGGGACGCGATGATCGCCTCATTCATCCGGCTCTCGCCATCGGCCCGCGATTCGAATTCGCTCGCCGCGCGCTCAAGGGGCGTCGTGGGCCTCGCCTCGAGGGCCGACCGGATAGATCGAGCAATAATACTACGGACCGGCCGAGGATCACATGTCTGCGCCGATATCCTGGGGGCGATCTCAACGCACATGCGCACATCAACACTCGCGTTGTGCGCGCCCGGCATATCGGCGCCGCACATATGCCTATAGAGCTCGCCGAGTTTCGATTTCCTTCCGCCGTTAAGCTGCGTTGCTCCCGGATACAGATCGGCTGCCTGCAGGTCGTACAGCGCGCGAATATCGGCCAGAGGGACCGCCCCGCATCGGCGCATCTCGCTGTTGAGCAAGAGCAGATCATAGCGCGCGATGTTGTATCCCGATATCTGCCGGACGCAACATTCGCGTATGTCCTTCATGAACTCACCGTAGATCAGCTCGGGATCGGCGCCCCGCTCGCGGCACATACTGACCGTTAGCCCATGTAATTCCTGCGCCCTCGTAGTGCACTCGTAGGCCTCGCCGGTGGGCTTCTGGAGATAGTACTTCTCGCGAACAACTTTGCCCATACCATCGATAACCGCCCACGCGATCGACATGACGCGCGCCGGCGGCCGGTTCGACTTCTCCAGAAGGCCAGTCGCCTCCAGATCGAAGAATATCGTATTGCGCCACCCTGCAGATGCGGGAATCGCCGATATGCGCGCCGCGGGAATCGCTATCGGCGCTGGCGGCGAGGACTGGGTTGGCCACGGGGGCGCCGATGAACTCGCCGATGGCGACGGCGCTGGCGGCGAGGACTGGGTTGGCCACGGGGGCGCCGATGAACTCGCCG